GGTTGGCTGGCGGCGCTCACAACGCACCCCCTTCCGCCTCGGGCGCAGGCGCCTGCTCGGCGCGGATCTCCTCCGCGCGGCGCTGCACGGCGGCCACCACGCGGTCGCGGTCCGGACCCTTCGGCACTTGGCGCATCTGCGGGCGCAGCAGTTCCAGGAACTCCAGTGTGGCGGCGCCATCGATGTCGCGCACCAGAGCCTCCACGTCCACTGCCGGCGGGGGCGGCGGCGGGGTTACCTCTTCGACGGCGCCCATGTCGCGGGCGGGGCGCGGGGCCATGTCCTCGGCCTCCTCGGGCGTGTAGGTGCCGATGGCCACGCCGGGGTAGATGGTGCGGATGCCTTCGCTGATGCACCGCGCCCGCAGCATCTGGCGTGGGTAGGATTTCCACGTCGGGTTGCGCGTCAGGCCCGCGTCCTGAGCCATCTTGGTCGTCCACTCAATGCGGACGCTGCCGCCCTGCGGGTGCGAGAACGTGCCCACCACGCGCTGGTCGGTGTACTCGCCCCATTCCACCTTGCCGCCAGCCTGCTGGAACCGGGCCAGCATGGCGTCAGCGCGCAGCGTGGGGCGACCGTTGATGACGTGGTAATCGCGGGCGGCGATGGCGGGGTGCATGCCCTCGGCCTGCGCCACCAGCATGAGGGCCATTGCCTGGTCGGGCGTTTTGACGCCGAACAGGCCGGACTTGGCGACCGCAAGCGCCATGCGCTCAATTTGATCTACGGGGACAAGTGCTGTCATGGGTATTACTCCTGTGGTTGGGTGAGTTGGTAGCCGGCGACAAGATTTTCAAAGCCCTCGTTGACGTTGTATTCCTTTTCAAACGCTTCATCAATCATCTTGCCAAGCTCAAGCAACTTGTTGCGCCCGCAGTGCTCCAAAACAAAAGGAAAAATTACATCCCATGCTGTGACCATCTTTTGGGTTTCTTCGTCTTCTTCTTTCCATGCTTCTTTTAGTTGATCTTTGAGGCTCTTGACAAGCAAATCGTATGCTTCGGCCATAAATGTTGGTTCGTATGGGTTTGACATATGTGTTCTCCTCAGTGGGGCGAGCCGCAAGGCGGCTGCAGCTCACCCCGGTTCATCAGTCGCTCAGGCCCGCGGCTTCACCCGCCGGCAGTTCCTGCTCCGGAATTCCCGCGGTTTCCACGGGCGTGCCTGCAGCCATCAGGCTGATGATGTCGTCCTGATTGGCCGGCGTCACAAGGAACGTGGGCGTGACATGGCGCAGCGCGTCGGCCGAGGTGTAGGCCCGCACCAGCCGCTCGTTGGCGTGCATGTCCGTCACGACGAAGACCTTCATCTTGCGCGTGTAGGGTCGCTTCTGCTTTTCCTGAGTCATTTTCTGCTTTCCGCGAGACGCCGCAGCGCCTCGACTTGGGTGCCGACCTCGGCAAGGAATTCCGTGACCCTGCGCTCGAGGTCGGCAACATACGCCGGGTCACGGTTGATGCGCTGGACGTGCAGTTGCAGTTCAGCAGGCATGCGGGGATCGTAAGAAACGAAATCGCACCACTGCCGGCCAGTGATCCACATCTGGCCCTGTACCTGCGGAATGTGCTCGTCTGGCATGCCGTTCAGCAGCGTCTCAATATGCACGGCGGTGTTCCACGGGCACTTGATCTCAACCAAGCCATCCCAGTCCACCAGGCCGTCCGGGCTGCAGCCTGCCATCAGGGTGTCATGGGCGACGAAGCCCGTCTCTTCCACCGCGACGCCCGTGCGCTGCTCGTATGCCGCCCTGGAGGCGGGCTCTTGCTCCGTGCCCCAGCGCATGGCAGCGTTCTCATAACTGGGCACAGGCTGGCCGGTCAGGCGCTCAACCACAAGCTCCGTCAGGTATTTCTGGCGGTCAGCGGCGGGTGCGTTGTTCTTGAGGCGAGCCAGCACGTCCTTGAACCGGGATGCGGTGGCCTTGCCGCAGCGAGCGGCGTACCAGTCGTCGGTGCGTTGGTCTGCGGTTTCGAGGATCATGCAAATCTCCTGCGAAATTCAGCGGATTGTGCGCCCCACGCGACGGCTTGTGCGCCCCACGCGGCGGCAGTCGCGGCAGCAGACGCGGCGGCTTTCGCGGCGTCCCACGCGGCGCCGCGAGCGGCGGCAGTCGCGGCGGCATGCGCGGCGGTAGTAGCGGCAGGCGCGGCGGCTTTCGCGGCGGCCATCGCGGCGTCCCACGCGGCGTCCCTCGCGGCGGCAAACTCATCATCCGTGGCTTGTGCGTTAGCGTGTCGCTCTGCTACGTCAAGGGCGGCCAACGATCGCGGGTCGGTCATCAAGTGTTGCACCTGTCTGGCGCACCACACGGCGTACAGTCGTGCTTCGCGGTCGATACCGTCGCAGACACGCAGGCACCACAAGGCATCGTTCAGCCCGTTGCTGTCCAGAATCGTGACCAACGCCAGCGGCTCGTCATCGGCTTGAGTTTTGCCAAGGTAGCGGAGCAGCTTGGCCCAGCCATCAGCGCACGGGCTCTGTGCGCGGATTTTGTTGAGGGTGGTGTAGGTGGTCATTCCAAACCTCCTCAGAAATCGTCGTAGAACTCAGGCTCAGGGTCGCCCTGCTGCGAAGCGCACAACTGATCCTCAAGCCGCCGCAGCCGGTCGGCGCTGTCCCGCAGAAACCGCGACTGCAGTTCGTAGCGCGCCGCCTCGGACTGCGCACGGGTGCCGCTGAGCAGGCAGGCCAACAGCGTGTCAACACACACGCTGTCCATGTCCTCCTCGCGCACAAGAATCGTTGAGAACGCCGCACCCTCGCGGGCGCGGCTCACTTCGGCAAGCCACTCCTGCCAGTCTGCAGGGCAGGCCAGCAAGTGGTCACGGGCTTCCTGTTTGTACGGGTGGTCGCCGTCAAAGCCGGCGGGATGCGTGGGCCAGGTGGCCACGTCGCCGGGGCCGGGAATCGCCGAGTAATTCATCGCCATCGCTCCTTTTGTTTGCGGGATGCGCCGCAACGCAAGGGCATCATACAAGACAGTCGCGGAGCGTCAAGCAGCATCGTATACCCGCGTGGAATAGTCGGGATATGGACGCGTCGGGCGGTGCGGGCCTATGATCGCGGCCCCATGCTGCACTATCACGGAACACCGATCACACCGAAGCACGCGCTGGACGCGATGGCGGGCCAGCATTTCTGCGTCAGCTACTTTCGGCCCGACAGTCTGAAGACTTGCCTGCGCATTGGGCAGTCTTTGATGTTGGACAACGGCGCCTTTTCCTGCAAGACGCGGGGCGTGGCGTTTGATCTGCGGGGGTTTTACGACTGGCTGGATCCGCTGCTAGCGCATCCGCACTGGGCCGTGGTGCCTGACGTGATTGACGGCAGCGTCGAGCGGCAGCGCGAAATGGTCAAAACTTGGCCCTACGGTAAGCAGTGGGGGATTCCAGTGTGGCACCTCGGATTGCCGATTGACTACCTGCTGGACTTGGCGAACGATTGGGGCCGAGTCTGCCTCGGGTCATCTGGCGCGTATTGGCAGGTTGGGTCGCCATCGTGGGCGGCGCGAATGGATGAGGCTTTCAACGCCTTGCATCGGGTCTTCGGCGCGCGCCTGCCATGGACGCACGGCCTGCGGATGCTGGCCCAAGGGACTGGGCAGTGGCCGTTGTCCAGCGCGGACAGCGTCAATGTGGCTCTGCATCACGCAGAGCAAGTGGAGTGCGCCGGGTGCATGGCCAAGCGCATCAATCGTCAGAACCCGCCCGCAGCTTGGAAGCCAAGGGCGCTGCAAGGAGCACTGCTGTGAACTTGACCATTGCGGCGATTGCCGCCTATGCCGCAGCAATGATCGCGGCCAATCTCAGCGTAGCCACCTTCGGCCCGTGGGTGTCGCCAATCAACGCATTCATCCTCATCGGTCTCGACTTGGCCTTGCGCGACTGGTTGCACGTCCGCCTGCGGATGTGGCATATGGGCGCGCTGATTGCCGGCACCGGGGTTCTGACGTACCTGCTGAACCCGGCAGCAGGTCAGATTGCGGTCGCTTCGTCCGTTGCGTTTACTGCGGCAGCGCTGGTGGACTGGACGACGTTTGCGAAGCTGCGCGGCACTTGGTTGGTGCGCGCCAATGGTTCAAACGTGGCAGGCGCGGCAGTCGATTCGCTGGTGTTTCCTACGCTGGCGTTTGGTGCATTGATGCCGCAGATTGTTTTGGCGCAGTTCGCGGCGAAAGTCGCGGGCGGCGCAATCTGGGCGTACATTTTCAACAGGGGCGGACATGGATGAGATCGACGAGAAGCTGGCGAAACTGTCGGCAGACCTGACACCACGCCAGCAAGAGACGCTTGCCGCCGTCGAGCGGCTGCAGCCCGTCAACAGACGCACCATCGCTCGCGCCCTGCATGTGCGTGAGGAGACGGCCTCGCAATACCTGGACGCACTGCGTCGCGCCGGCCTGATCCGGCCGAGCAGCGTGGGGCGTCATTCGTCGTGGGTGCTGGCCGAGCCGCGCAACACG